AGCGTGAACGAATCAGGAACATACCTTCATATTCAAAAAGATGAATGTAATAAATCGTATAACCCATTGTTTTCTAACGATTCTTTTCTGTTTACTTTCCCGTCGGTATGTCAGAAATTTAACTCATCGAAAGCGAAACGACACAACGACACAAGGAACCGACACCATGAAAACGATTGACCTGCATACGCTCAACACGGTTATCCGTTGCCTTCTCTCAGGTGGTTATCAGTCCAAGGACATTGAGCGCCATCACCTTCGCTTGCTTATGAAAACCACTATCGTCTGAGGGGGAAGCCATGAACATGAAAATGAACATTCACGATGTATCCAGCATCACGATTGAGCGCACGCAAGACTTCAATAGCTTTAAGTGTCGGACGCTTATCATCCGTGACGCTAACGGGACAAAGTATGAAATCACCCTGTTCGCAGACGATGCGGCAAAGATAGACTTGGGGTCTTAACATGATATCCGCTACGCTTCTTGTCGTCTGTATCTTTGGGCTTGCTGGCCTAGTCTGCTTCAATGATTGACAGAGTTTTACCCTTGTGACAGGCTTGCAAGGGTAATGCTAAGGCAATCTCTCTAAGGAGTATCGACCATGTGGAAGGGCAATCTTCTGTCGTGCGGTTCAAACGCAAAGACTGTTAAGGGTGACGGTTCAGAATACTTGACGGCCATCATGTATCTTACGCCATGGAAAAGCGCAGGGATTAACGTCTGTCCCATGGCCGAACAGGCTAAGTGCATCGATGGTTGCTTGAATACCGCAGGCCGTGGCCAGATGTCTAGCGTCCAGATAGGGCGGGCAAGAAAGACACAATGGTTTGCCACCGATAGGGCAGGCTTTATGGCTCAGCTTGTCTCTGACCTAGAAAGCTTTGTGTCGTATTGCGCTAAGCGCGGCATTCACCCTTGCGTTAGGCTGAACGGGACTAGCGATATCCGGTGGGAATTGATCGGGGTCAATGGTTTTCGCAATATCATGGAAGCCTTCCCCATGGTGCAATTCTATGACTACACAAAGATCGCTAATCGTCGGGGCTTGCCTGCGAATTACCATCTAACGTGGTCCTATAGTGGCGCTAATGAGGCGTATGCTAAGCAACATGAGATTGCCAAGGTCAATGGCCTCAATATCGCTGTAGTGTTCCGTCGTAAGGCTGACATTCCGGCTGAGTATCTGGGGCTTCCCACGATTGATGGTGACCGTGACGATATGCGCTTTCTTGATCCCAAGGGTGTAGTCGTGGCACTGTATGCCAAGGGTAAGGCTAAGCAAGACAATACAGGCTTTGTCGTTAACTGAAAGGATAGGCCATGCGCTACTACTGGAGACAGACAGACTGGAACGAATACACGCTAGTGCCGCCTCATGGTGCATCCATTGTGTTCGGCACATACGAAAGCCTGTGGCACTACTGCAAGGCCCATGGGATTGACGCTGCACAAGCATAACACAAGGGAGGGAATTGAGAATGGTTCGCACGACAGAATACTTCGCAACAGAGGTAGAGGCGCACAAGAGAGGTGCAGACTTTATCGACAACTGGGGCTATGGCTACGGGGCGACCTATGCTGTATGGTTCTCAGAATCTAGTGGACAATGGGTCTGCAACATGTCACGTTATTCAAGCTGTGACTAATCGCAAACGACACAAAGGAAAGGGAACGACAGATGTTTAAGGGCAGTGGTCTTAGTGAAGTAAGAGACTTCGCAATCATCATGTGGATTGTGCTGCAAGGCTGGGGCTGGTTTCATCCGGGGTCTTATGGTATCTTCCAAGCGCAAGTGGAGCAGGCGTATCTGGAACATGCAGATCGTCTTGGATACTGGGTGGAGGAATAGACATGAGTGCATCAGAGCATCAATACAAGGCGGAGCTAACCTCTCTGTCGTTTGTGCGGGGTAACCTACGCCGTGCCGTAGAGGAAGCCGAATGGCTAGGGGAGGAAGAACGTCTGGCCAACCTAGAGCTAGAGCTTGAAATGGTAGAGGATAAGATCGCCAAGGGTCAACTCTACGAGCCTAACTGGTGACATGTGGCAGACATACTAGGCATCCTGATAACTGTTGCAATAATGTCACGATTTGACTTGGTTCTATACTTTCTTTACCGTCTCTTCAAAAGGTAGTTGACGGATCAAAGAATGGCTGTATGCTAGGGCCGTGCCCCTGCGCGGGGTATATTAGTCTCTCCTATAGTGCTAGGCTCTATGCTCTACGCTATAGGTCAACGTAGAGGATAACGTAATGACCAAACCTAAACCTCTTCCTTCTATCGACTACCTACGTAAGCGTCTACGTTATGAACCTGAGACGGGTAAGCTGTTCTGGTTGGACCATGAGGGTATGCCTCCAATGTGGCGCTCTAGGTGGGCAGGTAAGGAAGCGTTCACAACCAAGGACAAAGGCTACCATGTAGGGGGCGTCGATACTCTTGGACTTATGGCCCATCGTGTAGCTTGGGCAATCTACCACGGTGAGTGGCCCAGTGACCAGATTGACCACATCAACGGCATCACCTACGACAACCGAATCATCAATCTTCGTGTCGTTACGACTACGGAAAATGCCCGTAACGCAAACATGAAGAGCAACAACACGAGCGGCATCACTGGGGTGACTTGGGATAACGGAAAGCGTAGGTGGAAGGCTCAGATCATGGTGAACGGACGTTGTGTAAATCTTGGTCGGTTTAAGACCATTGAGGAAGCAGCGGCGGTGCGTAAGGAAGCAGCCACTAAGTATGGGTTCACTGAACGTCATGGCACTAAGGCGGAGGAAGTAGAATGACTAACATACCTCGCCTACCCTGCCCCTTTGTCGATTGCGGTAGCAGTGATGCTTTCTCATGGGACAACGACAAGGCTTGCGGTTACTGTCACTCATGTGGTAATGGTTACCCTAGTAGGAAGCCTACCTTTGATTGGGCTTGTGAAGAATACCCTACGGAATGGACACGCAAGGAGAGCGTCATGCAGTCACCGACACCAACCAATCTTTCTGTCGTCAATAGCGCGCAAGCGCGTCAGCCCTTGGGGCTTGTGGAGGAATACCTGACGCCAGTCTATCGGACCATGCGTTCGATCAGCGACAAGACCATGCAATTCTACGGGGTCAAGACCTACGTCAACTCTGAGGGCGAGAGCATCCGACAGGAATACGTTTACCCCTCGGGTGGTAAGAAATTCAGGACGTTGCCTAAGTCCTTCCGTGTGGAGAACTTCAAGTCGGATGAATTGTTCGGTATGGACAAGTTCAATGCGGGTAGTGCTAAGGCTGTCGTTATCACCGAGGGTGAGCTTGACGCTATGTCTGCTTTCCAGATGCTCGGGGACAAGGTGCCTTGTGTCTCTATGCCTTCCGCTACGCCAAGCCAGAAGCTCTTCGAGAAGTGCCGCGACTGGTTGGATAGCTTCGAGAAGATTTATGTGTCGTTTGATAGCGACATGAAGGCTGAGCCTGTAGCGCAGAAGCTTGCGAACCTCTTCCCCAATCGTGTCTACGCTATCCCTCACGACAAGTATAAGGATGCAAACGAGTTCCTTGAGGCTGGTGCCAAGGACAGCTATCGCAATGCTTTCCAGCAGGCCAAGAAGTATATCCCCGAGAACATCTTCAATACTACGGACCAGTTCCTGTCGATCCTGCATGACGATGATGATAGTAGTTACACCTCTACTGGCATCCAGTCCCTTGACGATGTGATCCTTGGTCTCATGCGTGGTCACTTCACGGTGTTCCAAGCCCCCGAGGGTATCGGTAAGACCGAGTTCATGCGCTTCTTGGAATACTCCATGCTGACAACGACAGAGGATATCAAGATCGCCATCTGCCACATGGAAGAGGTTAAGAAGCGTTCCCTCTTGGGTCTTGCGTCGTATGCCTTGAAGAAGAATGTGACCCGTAAAGACCTTATCACGAACCAGACCGAGGTCGATCAGGCTATCACTACTCTGTCGGCTGATGAACGTCTCTACCAGTTTACCTTGGGTGTCGATGAAGACCCCTTGGAAATCCTTGAGCGTATCCGTTTCCTGACTGAGGCATGTGGCGTTCACTACATCTTCTTCGAACCTATCCAAGACCTTGCGTATAGCCGCCAAGGGGATGAAAGCGTAGAGCAGTTCCTGAGCCAGTTGTCTACCAAGCTTGCACGTCTCTCCGCAGAGCTTAACGTAGGGATCGTGACCATTGCCCACGAGAATGACGATGGGGCTATCCGTGACTGCCGCATGATTGGTAAACGAGCCTCTGTCGTTATCAAGCTTGAGCGTGACAAGATGGCTAAGGATGAAGAGAGCCGGAACACTACCAAGCTTCTTGTCGTTAAGAACCGACCGACAGGTTCCACAGGCTACGCAGGACAGATGTTCTTCGATAGTGAGACGTTCACCCTCTCTGAGAAGTTTATCTAAGGAAACGTATGATGCTACTCTACACATTCTGGGCTGCTATCTACACGCTAGGGGCCTACCTCTACTACTGGCACGTCAAGACTATCGTCCACTTCGCAGGGGATCAGGAGGTTGAATACAGCGACTTCAAGATGCTACGTAACAGTGCTATCTGGCCTTTACAGGTAATCGAAATCATGTATTATCACGCTACATACAAAGAGGAGAACGACGAATGACACGCTTCTTTACCTACGACCAGAACAACTCTGGTGGGGTATTCGATCTGACCGATGATCTTACCTACGTGGTTATCGTTGAGGCAGAGAACGCAGATGCAGCTAATGAAAAGTTTGAGAGCCTTGGTGGTTACTTCAATGGCTGTGAAGAGGGTCTCGACTGTGACTGCTGTGGTGATCGCTGGTATCCCAAGTGGTCCGAAGATGCAGGCAACCCTGAACCTCTGATCTATGGTATGGGGCCTGCTGAGTATGCCTCCCAGAGGACTTACAAAGAGGGCAAGAATATTGTCGTTCACTACGCTGATGGTCGCAAGGAGTGGTTCTGATATGAGTTACTTCTGGGACAACATCGTGCAGATCGGGACGTGTGATTGGAAAGACAGCAAACAACGGAGGCCACGGGGATGACTGACGAAGAACTGGTGAAGCGGCTGCGGTCTATGCACTGGTGCGTGACTACGCAAACCAACGGGGTGGGCGTTTCTGATAGGGCAATCGCACCCGAAGCCGCCGACCGCATCGAAGAACTGGAGGCCAAGCTGAAAGGCGCTGTCGCTGAGTGTGAGCGCATTGGTGGGCTGTGGTATGCCGCAGAGGCCGCGCTGAAAGAGGCGGCCCAGAACGACGGTCGCCCCTGTTCAACAGACAGGTTTCTCGCGGTCATACTCGACGAGATTGAAGATCACTACGACATGATTGAGGCCATCAGGGATTGGACCGAAGGCGCATGGGATGAAGCTGTCGAAGAGACCAGCCTCGCCCTGATCAAGGAGAACAGTCATGACTGACGAAGAACTTGTAGAGAGGCTGCGTTGGTATCCTGATGGTATCGGACACAGCATACGTCTTCCTGCCGCAGATCGTCTCGAATACCTTCTCAGTAGGGTGTCGCAGTTGGAGAAGGAACGTAAAGAGGCATGGGATCGTGCAGCCTACGCAGAAGAACAGTGGACGATCTGTGAAGTCAAACTAAGGAGCAAGGAATGAGGTGGAAAGTTCTACCCTACGACTACTCAAGGTGCATCAGCAAGGATTGCCCCCTAGAGGAAACGTGTTTTCGTAAGACACCGGGACACCCTACGTATCAGACAGTGTTCTCACCGACACCAAGTAAGGACTGTGACTACTACATCCACATGGAGACTGACGATGAATGAAGAAGAAACCTTCGACGACATCTTCTACATTGGCATAGAGGAAACCAAGGAACATGAAGATGGCAGTGCTACATACACCTTCACAGTGGATGAAAAGGCTGCTGTCAACATGGCTAAGATCGGCCTAGAGTTCTGCGTGTATTGTGCAGCCTACCAGTTGGACCTTCAATACGTCTTGGACAACCTGAAATACCTTGCGGAGAAGCGTGACAGCAGTGAAACCGACAAGTGATACGAGACAGGTCTTGACACACCACTCGCTCCCGTGGTCTACTGCTAAGCCTGTTGTCGTTAAGGTGACGCTACCGAGGGAGCCTTGGGCTAAAGAGGCGCAGGCGCAGCCGAGCATATCTCGCAGAGAGGAGAAAGATGAATGACGTTTGGACAATGGTGGGAAAGAAAGGGTTGGTGGTTCGCCCGCAAGTATAACCTCAGCGAAGAGACGATGAAGGAGATTTGGGATGAAGTTTGTCGCCATGGACATTGAGACGGATGGTCTGGACGCTAGCCGCATCTGGGTGATCTGCTCTAAGGACTTGGACACTGGCGAGACTATCCAGTTCCTTAACCCCTCTCACATCGACGAAGAGAAGGAGAAGTTCCTTGCGTATTGTGCAACAGTTGACAAGTTTGTATTCCATAACGGTCTTGGCTTTGACGTTCCTGTTATACATCGTCTTATCAGCCCTGATTGTATTCCTTACCTATCTGTCGTTGATACTCTTATCGTATCTCGTATGATCGACTATGAGGTCAAGGATGGGCACAGTCTTAAGGCTTGGGGTATCCGCCTTGGTCTCTTCAAGGGTGAACACAAGGATTGGAGTAAACTCTCTCAGGAAATGATTGACTACTGCCACCAAGACGTAGCGGTTACTCAGGCTCTCTTCGAAAGGTTCCGTAAGGTGATCTTCGACAAGGACTGGGCGGATGCGCTACGTTGTGAGCACGACATTCAAATCCTCTGTGAAGAAATGACAGCCAATGGTTTCAAGTTCGACAAGGAAAAGGCTGAGCAGTATTTGCAGGAGATTGAGGGTCGTATGGCAGAACTTGAGGCAGGGTTCCAGAGGGACTTCCCACCGAAGCTTGAAGAGGTCAATCGCCTCAAGTATCGCGTGAAGCAAGATGGCTCTCTCTACTCAAATGTTGCTGACGCCAAGAAGAAATACCCTGTTACTGACGTATACGGTGACGAGTTGATCTGCTTTGATTGGGTGTCGTTTGACCCGGCATCACCTAGGCAGAGGATCGACAGACTGTGGGACGCAGGGTGGACCCCTGTAGACAAGACAAAAGGACACATCCAGTATGAGCGAGAACAACGAGACAAAGCAAGACAATCGTGGAGAAAAGTTCGCTAGATACGGGTGGATGTGTAACGAGTTGAACCTCTCTACGCTCCCTGAGGATGCACCTGAGGGCGCTAGGAACCTTGCGGAGTGGCTTACCCTAGAGGGGCGTCGTTCATCCCTTGTAGAGTGGCTTGGTCACGTTAAGGACGATGGCCGTATCCACGGTAGGTTCACCCACATTGGGGCTTGGACTGGACGTATGGCCCATAGCGCACCTAACCAAGCGAATATCCCTGCTGCCTTCCATGGCAAGGTCAAGTCTGCTGTCGATGCCGTTAAGGACAAATACGACGGAAAGATGCGGGCACTGTGGAAGGTTGAGGATGGGAACTGGCTCGTAGGGACTGACGCAGAAGGTATCCAGCTACGCATCCTTGCCCACCTGATGAAGTCTGAGGAATACATTCACGCTATCGTCAGTGGTCGTAAGGAAGACGAGACGGATATCCATAACGTCAACAAGAGAGCCTTGGGTATGTCTCACGTCACCCGAGATATGGCCAAGACCTTCATCTATGCCTTCCTCCTCGGAGCAGGTAACGACAAGATTGGTCAGATTCTCAAGGTCAATACTCGTGAGGCTGGGCAGGCGGTGGAGAACTTCATGAACAGTATCCAAGGTCTCTCACGTCTCAAGAAGCAAGTGATCCCTCATATCGCAGAACGTGGTTGGTTCAAGGGTCTTGATGGACGGAAGGTCAAGGTTCCTTCGGAGCATAAGACACTGGCAGGACTCCTACAGAATGGAGAAGCTGTCGTTATGAAACACGCAGCCCTTGAGTGGAACCGTAAGGCTAAGCTTGAGGGATTGAAATTCAAATTGGTAACGTGGCCTCACGATGAATGGCAGACTGAGGTATACGGGACTAAGGAAGAGGCAGAGCTTCTAGGAGCTATCCAGAGACAGTCTATTGTTGACACAGGAGTGAAACTCTCTATACTCTGCCCACTCGCAGGATCAACGGATATTGGTAAGGACTGGTTCCAAACCCACTGACGTTGACATAACCATGAAGGAGCTAAACAGCATGGCTAAGACTAAACTCGGTGTGTTCGAAGGTGAAGTTTACTGGGCTAAAGTGTTCGAAGGGAACATGGACGACAGTGAATACCACAAGGCCACCCAAGGTCAGTTCAACTGTGTGTTCATCCCTAAGGACGACGAAGAGTTGGAGAAGATGAAGAAGATGGGTTTCCCTGAGAAATCAATGGGTAACGCCATGATCCGAGAGTATGACGTAGCGGATGGTCGTAAGGGTATGAAGCTCAAGCGTCCTAACAAACACGCTAAGATCGAAGAGTTCGGTGGTGCCCCTATCGTTACTCGTGGTATCTCAGACGAATTGTGGGACATGGACGTTGACGGTGAGTTGGGTAACGGCACCAAGGTGAAGGTGAAGATCAGCATCTACGGTGAAGGCTCTACGGCATCTGTTCGCTTGGAGAAGATCGCAGTCCTTGAGTTGGTTAAGTTCGAAGCTAACGCGACTATGGGCTGGTAAGATAAATCTGAGGGGGAGCTTAAGTGTTCCCCCTTTCATCACCGTCAAGGAAAGTTCTAAGTGTCTGACCAAGAAAAGTTTTGTAAAGTTTGTGGTGAGTCCAAGAAAGCAGAAGACTTCTACAGGAATAGAAAAGGCTTACATAGCTCGTGTAAGGTTTGCTACGTAGAGAAAAACAAGGACTACCAAAAACGTTACCGATCCAACAACAGGTTCTCAGTCAGGATGAGGTCCTGTAGGGCTAGGGCAAAGGAGCTTTCACTTCCGTTCAACCTAACTACAGAATACCTAGAGGAGATTTGGACAGGCACTTGTCCTGCTTTCGGGACTAGACTTGACATATCTGCACTCAGGCAACAAGAAGGTCATGCACAAGTTGACCGTATCATACCTGAGCTAGGCTATGTTAAAGGCAATGTCGTGTGGTTGTCTGAACGTGCTAACAGGATAAAAGACAATGCAACGTTGTCGGATTTAGAAAGGATCGTAGAGTGGCTCAAATCACAGTAGAATACCTAGACCATATGGGCAAAGATTTGACAGTTTCTAACGCAGCTCGTGTATCCTTCAAGAAGAAACGAGAGGAGTTTTTGTTTGAAGGTGACCCACGTGTCCGACCGTCAGGACGTAGCGACGAAAAGCTTATCCAAGACCTGTCAAGAGAAGGCCACATCGCACCATTCGGCCACTGCTTTGCATCCTTCCATGTTAAAGCACCTATCTTTGTTGCTAGACAGTTAGTAAAGCACAAATTTCTTCGTTGGTCAGAAATCTCTCGTCGTTACGTAGACGATGAACCAGAGTTCTATGTGCCTGAGGTATGGCGTGGACGTAGTAAGGACAAGAAGCAGGGGTCTGATGGTGTAGTCGATCTAGAAGACATCGTTATGTACGAGAACGGTGGCATTATTGGCCCATGGTATCTTGGGGAGGAAATGCGTGAACACTGGAGCCGTTCCCTAGAGCAGTACAACCTGTTGCTAGAGACTGGTGTTGCCCCTGAGCAGGCCCGTATGGTTCTCCCTCAATCGACAATGACTGAGTGGTACTGGTCTGGGAGCCTTGATGCCTTCGCAGATATGTGTCGTCTACGTTGCAAGGAAGATACTCAGTACGAGACACGTCTAGTTGCGGATCAGATCAGCGTGATAATGAAAGACCTATTCCCTGTATCGTGGGATGCCCTAACGAAGGAGAACGACAAATGAACCAAGACCTATACGACCTCTTCGAAGAGTTTATCAACGGAGACTTTGGGGACAACCTCGTGTCTCTTCGTATCCGTGAACAAGTGTTGGCCCTACGTCTCTCTATCGACGCACTTGAGCATCTTAATCGTACCCAAGGTGGGTTACTACTGTATCAGCGTGAAGACCTCGAAGAGAATTGGCAAGACCTCGACGCTTTGACTAGGGCCTACATGTACTTCTCTGGTGACTACGAACTTGAGCATATCCCTGAGTGGGATCACAATGAGTTCCCAGATGTGGCAGGGTGGGACTACTGGACCCAAGGTGACGTTAAGTGAGTGTCCTAGTAGATGGCGATATCGTAGCCTACAGGGCAGCTTTCTCAGCAGAGGGTAAGACAGAAGAGGAAGCCAAAGAGAAGACAGACGAGCTACTAGAGAACATCATCTTCAATACGACAAAGAGGGATGAAGACGTAGAGGTTTTCCTGACGGGTAAAGGTAACTTTAGGTATGACATCAGTCCTACCTACAAGGCCAACCGGAAGGATAGTGTAAAGCCTGAGCACCTACGGACTATCCGAAACTACCTTGTCGATGCTTGGGATGCTGTCGTTAGTAGTGGGGTAGAGGCTGACGATCTTATCGCTACGAGAGCCACGGAGCTAGCCTACGAGTGCACTATCGTATCGACAGACAAGGACTTCAAGCAAATCCCCTGTCGTCACTATAACCCTAACAAGGACGAGTGGACTACCGTAGAGGAGTTCGAGGGGCTTACCTTCTTCTACTCCCAGATTCTTACGGGTGATACGGCAGACAACGTGCAGGGTTTGTATAGGGTCGGACCTGTAAAGGCTAAAGGTATCCTTGCTGGTGCAACGACAGAGGCAGAGTTATTTGCCAAAGTCCTTGAAGCCTACGAAGGGAATGAGGAGCTTGTCGTTATGAACGCTAGGCTGCTCTGGTTGCGACGTAAGGAGGGCGACGTTTGGCTACCCCCACATCAAAGATAAGACAGAGAGCACTCAAGGCTGGATATCGTTCTGGCCTTGAGGAAACCGTAGCGACACAGCTTAAGAAACTAGGGGTGAAGGCAGAATACGAGACGACAAAGATCAAGTACAGGGTCGAAGAAGAACGGTCTTACACACCCGACTTCGTGCTCCCAAACGGTATCATCATTGAGACCAAGGGTAGATTTGTTGCTGAGGACAGGAAAAAGCACCTCCTTATCAAGAAACAATACCCAGAGCTTGACATTCGTTTCGTCTTCTCCAATAGTAAGACTAAGCTGAGTAAGACATCAAAGACTACCTATGGTGCTTGGTGTACGAAACATGGCTACCTATACGCCGACAAGGAGGTTCCTTTAGAATGGCTGGCGAAATGAAAATCCACAGGGTCATTGAGGGGCCTTACGAGTCTGAGGACGAAGATACCGTCTGGTGTTTGTGTCTTGTCGAAGAGAATGGAGAGCTTTACGACATTGAGCTTTTCTTTGACACCTTCGAAGAGGGCTACTCTTTTAAGGCACACTTCCAGAAAAGTATCGAGCCTATCATCCTTAACCCCGGAAGCACGGATCACGACGCATGACCAAAGTAACAATTCAAATGCTCTCTGACTACAACGATTGTGAGACTTGTGGGGGTGGTTCAGGATATGGTGGACGTATCTGGATTGATGGTAACCTCGTATGGGAAGAAGTACCTCTCGCAGGATGCTATGATAACAAGTACTACGAACTTAGTGACTTGATGAAGATCGCTTTGGAGAAACTTGGTATTGACTTTGAGGAGGTACCTGAGGAATGAGCACTACACATCTTGTTATCGGTGACCCTCACGCTCACCCTGATTTCTCTAACGACAGGGCAGATTGGTTGGGTAAACTGATCTTGGACCTCAAGCCTGATGTTGTCGTTAACATGGGAGACACTGCTGATCTTGCATCCATGTCCTCCTACGACAAAGGTAAGGCATCCTTCCATGGACGTAACTACCAGAAGGATATCGACGCTCACCTAGACTTCCAAGATCGTATGTGGCATCCTATCCGTAAGGCCAAGAAGAAGATGCCTCGTCGTGTCGTTCTGGAAGGCAACCACGAGAACAGGATCAAGAAGGCTATCCAGTATTCCCCTGAGCTTGAGGGTGATCGCTTTGGTGTCTCCTTCAAGAACTTGGCTCTTGACGATTACTACGATACTGTGGTAGAATACGACTCTTCCACCCCCGGTGTCGTTAACGTCGATGGGATTGACTACTGCCACTACGCTGTCTCTGGTGTATCTGGTCGTGCTCTGTCGTCCCAGCATCACGCCTATGATCTTACGGTTAAACGACACACATCAACTACTGTAGGCCACAGCCACCTCTTCGACTACCACATCAATCGTGATAGTAGTGGACGTGTGCGGATGGGTCTGGTAGCCGGGGTGTACCAAGACTATCGTAGCCCATGGGCAGGGGACATTAACTCGTTCTGGACTGCCGGGGTTGCTATTTGTCGTAATGTTGACAATGGCGTCTACGACTTTCAATGGATCAGCCTTGAGACTATGAAGAGAGAGTACTCGTAATGTTTGACTTGGAGAGTAAAATTTTAGCCCTGATGGAAAACTTTGGGCTTGCCTTACTCATGGAACAGAACGATATATCCGAGTATGTCGTCTTGCAATTCCTGATCGACAACGGGTACATCGACCTAGACGACTACTTCAACCTTGATGCTGAGCTAGAACAATGGAGAGGACTAGAGGAATGATTACCGCAGAAGACATGGAGGCCTTCATCGACGAGAAGCGTAAGGACTCTCTTACCTTCAATGCTTACCAGAAGGCTGCTCGTCGTACTGCTATCTACACAGATCGTATCACCTACCCTACGCTGGGCCTGTGTGGTGAGGCTGGTGAGGTAGCAGAGAAGATCAAGAAGTTCATGCGTGATGGTGTGCTGAACGACAAAGAAGTGGCTAAGGAGCTTGGGGACGTACTCTGGTATATCGCTAACCTTGCGGAAGACCTTGGCTACGACCTTGCTGAAATCGCTGATATGAACCTTGAGAAGCTTGCAGACCGTAAGAACCGTGGCGTAATCCGTGGTTCGGGCGACAACCGTTAAGAAAGAGAGAAGAAGAAAATGACTGGACCAACTATCCCTGTTGCAATTTGGGCTGACGAAGTTAAGTATCGTCAAGAGGGTGAAACCTACGGGCAGAAGTGTGCTCGTGTGGCAGAAGCTCTGACCGACAATCAGGACCACTACGCTAAGTTTAATGAAATCCTGAAGGAGCAGCGTTTCCTTCCCGGTGGTCGTGTGCAAAGTGCAGCAGGTTCCTACCGTAAGGTCACTGCGTTTAACTGTTTCGTTATGCAGAAGGTTCCCGATAGCCTGATGGGCATCATGGAAGTGGCTACGGAAGCTGCTAAGACTATGCAGATGGGTGGTGGTGTAGGCTACGACTTCTCGGGTATTCGCCCTAAGGGTGCTCGTATTAAATCTCTGGGAAGCCAAGCATCAGGGCCTGTGTCGTTCATGGGTATCATGGATGCCATCTGCAAGACTATTGCTTCGGCAGGTCACCGTCGTGGTGCTCAGATGGGCTGTCTTCGTGTCGATCACCCTGACATCATGGAGTTCATCACTGCTAAGGCTAACAGCAGCAGCCTGACCCAGTTCAATATCTCAGTTCTGGTTACCGACAAGTTTATGGAAGCCGTTAAGAACGATGGTACGTTTGATCTTGTGTTCGATGGTCAAACCTTTGATACTGTACGTGCTCGTAGCCTCTGGGATGCTATGCTTCGCGTTAACTGGGACTGGGCAGAGCCGGGTGTGATCTTCATTGATCGTGTCAACGAGATGAACAACCTGTACTACATGGAAGATATCTCTGCGACTAACCCCTGTGGTGAACAACCTCTGCCTCCTTACGGAGCTTGCTTGTTGGGTAGCTTTAACCTGACTAAGTATGTTCATCGCACTGACGACGGTTTCGCTTTCAATTGGTCGTTGTTGCAGCGTGATGTACCCTACGTTGTTCGTGCCATGGATAACGTGATCGACGAAACTATCTATCCATTGCCTCAGCAGGAGCAGGAAGCTAAGAACAAGCGTCGTATGGGCCTTGGTGTCACAGGTCTTGGTAATGCTCTCGGTGCTCTCGGACTCCGTTACGGGGCTAAAGAAGCGACAGACTTTACTGAGAAGGTCTTGGAGTCTATCGCCAATTGGTGTTACATGGCTTCTGCTTCTATCGCTGCCGAGAAGGGTCCGTTCCCTGCTTACGACGAAGAAAAGTATCTGCAGTCTAAGTTTGTGCAGAAGCTCGACTACGAAGTCCAGTTGATGATTAAGAAGTTCGGTATCCGTAACTCTCACCTTACGTCTATCGCACCTACAGGCACCATCAGTCTGACTGCTAACAATGTGTCGTCAGGGCTTGAACCAGTCTTCTCTTTGTCGTATACTCGGACTATCCAAACGGCTGACGGACCTATGTACGAGAAAGTTGAAGACTATGCTTTCCGTGAGTGGGGCGTAGAGTGCATCACGGCAGACCAGATTTCTGTTCAGGACCATGTGAATATGCTCACGTCTGCACAGAAGTGGGTCGATAGTGCTTGCTCCAAGACTTGTAACGTAGGGGACGAGGTTACTTGGGATGAGTTCAAGAACGTCTATATGCAGGCTTGGCAAGGTGGGGCTAAGGGTTGCACTACGTTCCGTGCATCTGGTAAGCGTTTTGGTATCCTTAACTCCTCTGCGTCAGAAGATGTTATTGAATCTAAGGAAGAGAACGACGAAACTGTAGTAGAGGGGGGTGCCTGCTATATCGACCCTGAGACTGGAATGCGGAGTTGCGATAGTATCTAATGCTTATCTACGAAGCATACAACACTAAGAACGGTAAGTCCTACATAGGGCTTACCACAACATCTCTAGAGAAAAGAAAATCTCAGCACCTTAGGTCAGCTAAGACTGGGTCAAACATGCACTTCCACAAGGCAATTAGAAAGCATGGACCTGAGGTATTTGAGTGGTCTGTCGTCTTTGTATGCAGTAGTCTAGAGCGCATGTACGAATTGGAGAGACTTACCATTTCTTTGTATGAGGTGTGGCAAATTTACAACAAAAGTGCAGGAGGAGAGCACCCAGCCTTTGGTATGCGACACACGAAAAAGACGAAAGCTTTGTGTGGTGAACATGCTAAGCGTAGGTGGGATTCTAAACGTGCTTTAGATATCTGGCCTGAGGAGTGCTTTAACACCCAAAGTTACAAGGAAGCTAAAGCTGTCTACGGTATTCCTAAAACAACTTGGTACCGTGTCAGGAAACAAATGAACAAGGAGAACTAAGATGCCTGCTCTCTACCCTTTCATTGACTACGTTATGCTGGCAATGCTAGCCTTTGTCGTCTACAAGATCATCAAGTTGGACTAAGTAACATGATTGAGAAGCCACGGGGAAAGCGTACTACGAAGTATAAGGGTGCACCAGAGGAAGCTACTGCCAGAACAGCTTCGCTTGTGCCTCTTAACGACAACCAGAAACTCTACATTGATGCTCTCAAGACGAACCAACAGGTAATCGTTCTTGGTCCTAGCGGTACTGGTAAGACTTACATCGCAGCTACCTACGCAGCTAACCTCTACGTGATGCGTAAGATCGACAAGATCATTATCACTAGACCTGCTGTATCTGTCGGTAAGTCCTTGGGTGCCCTACCGGGTGACATTGGGGAGAAGTTTGGTCCGTGGCTCTCACCTGTTCTGTCGGTCCTAGAGGAGCAACTCGGTAAAGGGGTTGTAGAGACTGGGGTGAAGAACGGTAACATCCAGATGGCCCCCTTGGAGTACATGAGGGGGTCGTCCTTCAAGGATGCGTTTGTCCTAGCAGATGAATGTCAGAACCTTGACGTAGCCCAATTCAAGATGCTAGTGACTCGCATTGGGGATAACTGCACCTTGGTTATGAACGGAGATATCCGACAGAGTGACATCAAGGAACAGTCAGGGTTGTCTAAAGCAATACACTTGGCTAAGAAGTATGGGATAGATGCCTGTGTCGTTGAATTTGGTATTGACGACGTGGTACGTTCAGACCTATGTAAGCAGTGGTTGGAAGCTTTCTACAAGGAGAATCTGTGATGGCTAAGTGGGAGATTGACTTCGAGAGTGGGAAAGGTGTCGTCCAAGAGCATGATATGGTCGAGAAGCCTGCTCACTACAACACAGGTGGGATCGAATGTATCGAATACCTTAAGGACAATATGTCGTGGGAAGGCTTTACGGGCTATCTTGAGGGCAACTGCAAGAAGTACCTTCATCGTTGGCGTTACAAGACTAAGCCTCTGGAAGACCTCAAGAAGGCACGTTGGTATCTCGACCGACTTATCCAAGAGCTAGACGACAACAAGTAAAACAAAAGGGGAGCTTAACGGCTCCCCTTAAGTCATTCTAGAGTATAGGGTAGGTTACTTGCCGTAGGACTTAGCCTTCTTAGCGGCAGGTTTAACCTTCACCATAGCCATGGGAGCTTTGGCACCAACACCAGCTTTACCAGCGGCTTTGGCTTTAGCTTTCATCTTCATCATCATAGTTTACTTTCCTTTCTTCTTGGATTTACGAGCAGAGCTAAGGGCAATCGCTACAGCCTGCTTCTGGGGTTTACCTGCCTTCATCTCGGTCTTGATGTTGGCACTGATAGTCTTTTGGCTAGAGCCTTTCTTGAGTGGCATGACCTTCTTCCTTGTGAGTTGACGGGTATTTTGTGTCGTTAGAGCCACTACGCCTTCCTTCCTGCCTTAGCATTACGTTTGAAGGAGCGATTACTGGAAGGAGATTGTACCTTGAGGTTCGCCATACGGTTATCACTGGTGCGGTTATTCGAGTGGGCCACATCTTTACCGTCTCCCTTCGACACCTTACCAGCCTTCTCCATCTTACGCCGTGCAGCATTGTTCTCCGCACGTTTCTTCTTAGCCTTCTCCGAGGAGTGGTAGTTGTCGTACTCTGATTTGTAATCTCTAGCCATCACCACTTCACCTTGTCGGCCCAGTAAGCTGCACTCATCTTACCCTTGGCAATGTTCTTAGCGTGACGAGCTTTGAAGGACTTCTGACGTGCCGTAGGTTCTTTATCTCCCGACACACCCTGTTGTCCAAAGCGAATGGTCTTGATCTTGTCGCCCTCTTTAGCAACGACAACGTGAGACTTGGTAGGGTGGCTAGGCGTCTTCTTAGGCTTGTTGAAACCTGAGACACCTGCACGTTCAAGGCGAGGGTCTTTAGCCATCTTATTTCTTCCTTGCAGTCTTAGCGGATTCCTTGAATGCCTTAGCCGTAGGAGCACCTTTAGCCCCCGGCTTACGCATCTTCTCACCAGAACCCTCGGCAATACGCTTACGTTTAGCGTGAATGTTAGCGTAGAGACCCTTAGCCATTTCTCTTCTTCCTCTTGAATAAGTTAGTGATCCAACGTGCAATCTCGTTAGGGCTAGGTAGGAGCCAACCGAGGATAAGGAGTAGAACGACCCAAGGTGGTACTTCCTGAATGGTTACTTCCTTGACTTCCTCGGCCTGTACTTGAGCTTGATTAACGTCTCTACCAGCCTCAGTCCGGGTTGTCTGGCTTACTACCGCCTGATTGTTCTCCTTGCCCATCTGCACTTGGGCTGCTACGTTTGGTCCGCCCCCGGTCAGGAGAGATAGTGGTCCCTTCCCACACCCCGTTAGCAGACTTGCCGAACCAATCCATACCGAAAGCAAGAGCAGCAAACGTAAATACTGGCCACACAAGGATTTCAATCGTACTAGCATCTTTAGTCTCCACGACGTACATGAGCCATAGAAGCAGAACGACAGCCAACTCCCTCTTGTACGTCTTTAGATTCATGACAGGAACAGCTTACGCTCTTCTTCCCTACGTTTGGTCAAGCCATTGAGTACACGACCCTTCTGCTTGTTCCAACGAAGGAACTGATTGGCTGCGCCGTTATAGTCACCAGAGTTAAGAAGGCGAAGAAGAGTACTGGTCGAGAACGCTCCTTCCCCTACGTTGAAGACAAACGACACAAGGGCATCGAATTGGTTCTGCGTCAGGGGAACGACAACAAGATTGTTAACAGCCTTCTCAGCCCACGCAATATCCTTACGGAGGAGAGCCTCAGCCTGCTTCTCGGTGATCTTCATGCCCTGCTTAGTGGTATGCGTGTGGCCATACCCGATAGTCCAGACATCATTAGGTGTAGGCAAGTAGGCCTCCAAACGGAGACCTTCATGCTTTTTGATTAGGGAGATGTTATTGATCTTCATCTCTGTGTCGTTTCCCTTGCTAGAGAACCAGTTACTGACCCAAGCCACCACGCACCACCCACGCTACGATTGACGCGATGAAGCCACCACCGACAATCCAAAGAATCTTCGACAAGCTGTTATTGATACTAGATACGTTTCTGTCGATCTGGTCTACTTTCTGCTCAAGGAGAGCCAATCGTTTATCCATATCTGCAATCTCCTTTTGAATGGCTTCTCCGTCCATCTCGTTCCCCTGTGA